GGTCTTTTTTATTATCCGCGCATCAAGTCGAGTGTCAGCGTTTTCGCTGTTTCATTCCTCACGACATGGTAGCCACTGGCCAATCCGCCCCTTGGGTCGTCGGCGATGTAGCTCTTGGCCTGGGTCACAAGCGTGTTTTCCGCCGCACTCCAGTTATCGTCCACGACTGGGACGGAGTGCGACCATAGGCCGTGGCCGGTGGCGAGCGGGAGGTTGAGGTCAGCGAAGGTCATGGCGCCACGATCTCCACAGATTCTCCGCTCCCGACCCGGGTGTAAAGCACCCCATCAATCACTGTGGCGTCGCCCTGATCAAAGCGCAGTACTTTGCCGCCCCATTGGACGGCCCAGACGTCGCCTTGGCGCTCCGCTGTCGGCTGCTCGTCCAGCACAAAACCGTAAGTCACGCCACCTTCTCCAATTTCCGCACGATGCGCCGATTGACTTGGCGTGCCGCCTCAGCCTTGTTGTGCTGCTCCAGCGCTTCCTCGCTCCACGGCTTAGGCGTCGTCACGGCGCGGTAGGCATCCATGGCCCAGCGGGGGGATGTGTCATCCATCAGGCAAGATCCGCCCTGAAAGCGGCAAGCTGATCCATCCAGATTTTGGTTTCCTTTTTGCCCATCACGCTATCGTCGGCCTCAATCTCGGCGACGCGGGCTTGCAATCGAGCATGCCACGCATCGAGCTTTTCAAGCATGGCCGAGGTGACACCAATGCTGGCTGCGGCCATTTTAGCAGCGGCATCAGCGCGAGCTATTTCCTCATGATGCTGCACAGCAAGGCGCGCCCGAACAAGTCGGTGCTCCATGTCCAGCTGGCTTTCGCTCCACGTCAGACCGCCGTCACTGCTCTCACGCCCATCTGGACGCACGCGGATCACTTGGCCGCCCTTGACGTCGAATTTATCCATGCGACGGCGCCGCGAATATGCCGAGCAGCTTCCTGCGCTCGGGTGACAACTGCTCGATCTGCGCGGCGTGGCGAATATCGTGGCGGGCAAGATCCCCATCCTTGGCCACGCCCTCGATCTGATCGCGGACCATGCGGGCAATCTTGAGCGCCATTGCCAGCTTCACGATCCCAGGCTGTCCTGTGATCGGCGATTCCGCGGCGATCTCCACCAAGCGCTTGCTGTAGTCGCCCATGACGTGATCGAAGGCCGGCGCGAGGAAGCTCAGCGCGACCCTGGCCTGCTCGCCGTTTGCGATGCGCTCTGCGTCGTTCATGACAATGCCTCGATCTGAATTGCGCCGCCGGTGCCAGTATCGCGCTGGCAGGCAATGCCGACAGCTTCATGCGGCTTTGCCCCGGCAAGCATAGCGCCCAAGGCTATGGCGGACCCGCTGCCGGTTACGGCTGGAACCTCCTGCCACATCCAATTGCACTTGCCGTCATAAGCTTTAACCGTACCGTCCTGCTGGAGAACGAGAGCCTCAAAGGCCTCATCATCCAGCGTGGGGCGATCCTGGCTTTCGTCCTCGATCCAGCGCAGAAACGGCTGATAGTTGTAGATCGAACCGCAGATGCCGACGATACGTCCGTCGGGTAGGCGGTGAACCTTGCGGGCGTTAGTGCCGTGCACGATGCCGTTGCCCGTCACCAAGCCATCGCCAGCCATAACCTTGCCGTCTGTGGCGATCGTGGTCACTCCGGAGCCTCCGCAGTCCAGCGCGGTAGGATGGAGAGGATAGCGTCTGCGGTCGCAAGTGCTTCATCCAGCTTGAAGCCGCGCAGATCACTGTAGTCTCCGTCCTCGATCACCTTTAGGTTTTCCAACGCCTCCACGATGGCGTATTTCAGATCATCGGCTGCGCTTGGCGGCTTCTCGGTCATGTCACCTAATGGCCCCGCGAACCGCACGGATTGGCGCGTTACACGGAGAAGGTCGGCCCAAGTCATATCCGCCCCTCCAGCACAGCCCGCGCCCTCTGCTCGGCAGCGAATGCCTCAGCCCATCGGCCTGCGCGCCCATATGCCGCCATGGTGCGGTTGATACGGCGCGCGATGATGCGGCGCTCCCATCGTGGGGTTTTCATTGGCTCAAGTCTCCACCAGGACGAAGGTTGGGGATGCTGTCATCGGCGCCAGCGCCAACCAGCACCTTGCTGCGGGCCATTTCTTGGTCGAACAGGAAGCGGCGCTCCGCCATCCCCTCTTCGAACTCACGCTGACGAACCGCTTCGTCGGCTTCGAATTGCGCGCGCTCGCGAGCTAGGCGCATATCGAGAGCGGTCTTTTCGCGTTTGGCCTGCAGGTCTTGGTCGTTGGCCTGCGCTTTTAGGGCGGCGCTTGCCTGCTGTTCCTGCTCCTGCAGTTTGAGACGCGCCATCGCCTGCTCATGGTCGCTCTGAACCTTTGCCTGCGAGGCGGCCGCCTCGCCCTGTGCCTTGATCGCTTCTGGATCGGGCGGAGTCGGCGCTGGCGGAGCGTTCGGATCCTTCTCAGGCGGCGCCGTCACGAAGTCGCTTGGAAGCCCAAGGCTCGCGTTCTGATACCATTCGCGGGTCAGGTTATAGAGGTTCTGCGTCGTGAATATCTCGGGGTGTTCGTCCATTCCGTTGGACGTGGCTTCGATAGCCTGCTGCAACAGCATAAGGCGCTTGTCCTTGTTGCCCGTCCCCAGCCCGACGTTCACCCGGATGTCGATCTCCTCCGGCCATGTGCGCGGGTCGATCTGCTTGGGCTTGCCTTCAACCATGATCGTAACCGGCATGCCGTACTTGCGCATCATGCGGTACTTTTTGGCGAACAGCCGCCGCACCGCCTCAACGAAATTGCGGGCGCGATACTCCTGCATCTGCTGACCGGCGGTCTGGATCATCGCCGTGCCGGATGCAGTGCGGTCGAACGTGTCTATGTCGAGGCCCTGATTGAGCCGCGTGATACCGGTGCGCGCCTCAAGGCCGTCCGTCATCAGAGCCATGCCTTCGAACGCCTGCTGATGCACAGGAAGCGTGGCCCAAGGCTGCGGAGCAACTTGCCCGGTGTAGCGAATGAGCATGCCCGAACGAACGGTCAGCAAGTCATCGATCGTGCTGTCGCCGATAGAGCTTTCGTGGATCAGCGTGCGAGGGTTTGTGGACAGGTAAAGCGAGTCCATCCCCTGCCGCAGCAAGGTGGAGTTGACGACCTGAATGTCAGAGCACTTGTCCGCCAGCGATTGCCCAACGCGGCGGCCGGCCATGGGATAGGGACACCATTCCTCGAAGGGCTGGTCGTCTATTTCCTCCACATGGAAGATGTGCCGGCCGACGCGCTGGACAAAGATCCTCTCTGCGATGCCGTCGCCGTTGAAGTCGTAGAAGGCATATTCCTCGCGAAACCACACCCGGCGCAATGCACCTCGGCGAACTGCATCCGTGTCCTTGCGTGACCGCTGGCTATCGCGCGCATCAGAGATGACTTGGGCATCGTTATTGCCCGACCACAGCTCGTTGTCATCGAACTCGAAGCCCATCTTGTGCAGATCGGAGAGTGACTTTTGCTGGACATGATAGAGATACGGCGCCGTTTCCAGATCTCGTGCGTCGGACGATGCACCGAACTCCTCGTTAGGCACCACAGCATCAAGAAAGGCTGGCGGGAGCGGCTGGCGAACGGTGGCGCGATACATGGCAGGCGCAGGCTGGACGTTGCCCAATTCATCCTGCACGAACTCGTCAGGGTTCAGGTGCTCCAACTCGCCAACAACCGGCTGCCCTTGGATCGTCATCGATCCATCGGCCGCAGGCTCCAAAGCCTCCTCTGGCACGTCAACCGGCACAGTCTTGAAGCGGGGCTCGACCGTGCTCTTAACGACGCCCGTCTTTTCCAGCAGGCCCGACTTGATCCAGTCGTGGAGCACGCGGTAGCCATCTTGCTGACGCATGAACTGGTAATGGATTAGCGCGCTGGCCTCGTCTGCCTTGTCGGCGCTGGCCTGATCCTGCGTCTCGAACTGGACGACTCGATCGGCGCCGACGCATGTCTTGAGGGTGCCAATTAGGTCGTAATCGACCGTCTGGGCTACCTCGCGAGTGACGAGCGCCGAACGCCCCTCCACCTCATTACCGAACGGCTCGCCCTGGTACATGGAGATCGCAACCGCGCGCTGATCGTCAAGCGCTTCGTCGCGTGCGTTCTGCTCCTCGGTCTGGAGGAATTGCAGGAGGTCGTTGTCTTCGATCATGCCATGGGCTCCAAGCCAATGCGCTGACCGATTGCAGCCACACGCTTCTGGAATGTGTGAGTAGCGCTGAGGCCAGCAATGCGCTGCAGATCAACCTTGCTGCCCGCAAGCCAATCGGTCATGGCCTGTAGCTTCGGATCGTTGCGCTTAACTTGGCCCATCACATCACTCCCTGACCAACGCGCGACATATCGATCGGCTGTGTTTGCCTTGGTGGCTCGTAGACAACCGCAAGCAATCCAGCCGCGTCAGCGCCATGGGACGCCCAATCGTGCATCGGACCCAAATCGATCCCGCGCGCCGCGTCTTTATTTGCATGATACCAGCCCAATGCAGCGCGTCCCGCTTCCGTGGTTTCATCATCGAACCATAGTTGAGAAAAGCGACGGCGTAAAGCTTGGACACGCGCCATTGCTGCCCCTTTACCCTGATTTGGAACGACTGTGACTTGATAGCCCGCTGCCCGCAATGCAGACTCATAGCTCACATCGTAAACCTTGTCGTTCGTCGCACCATCATGCGGCAGATATATTTGCGCACGGTCGGGCGTATAGCCTTTCGAGCGCAGCCAATTCACATGCGCAGACAATGGTTGTCCGACAGCTTCATAATAATCGCGCAGCCTTATTTGCAGGCCAATGAATTGAGCCGGCCAGATCGCGCATGCATCTGCTCTCGCCCCGGTGCCGCCAATGTCGAAAAACAGGCGCACGGTCATGAGCGGATCGAATGCCACAGGGCTTATCCGTCCGTCCGACTTCGCCTCGTTCAGGTTCTTGGCGTAGTAAGCGCCATTGCTGACCGTGACGTAATCGCCTTCCCAGACGTGATCGTAATCCTCTGGCGTCATGCGCAGGCAGTCCTGACGTTCCTGCTCCAGCTCGGATTCAAAGAACCATGGATTGTCCCGCCAATTGGCTTTGAGAACTACGGCGCCGGTCGGAACATCCTTCCCGCGCAGCATGGTATCGACCGCATCGGTTTTCCGGCGAGGGTTCCAGCTCCACCACATTTCGGAGCCCTTGGCTCGCATCGTCGGCCGGAGCATCTGGATCGACGTAGGCGTGGCTGCCTGCGCCTCCTCCCACCATGCTCGCTTGAAACCCTCCAGCGACTTGATGCTGTCCGCGGTGTAGTCGTTCATGCCCTTGAAGATCAGCAAGCCATCGCCTGGCGTGCGGATCACATCGCGATAGACCTTGAACCCATCGGCCTCGCCAATGCCAAAGTCGGCGAGCTTGTTCTCGATCAGCAGCTTTGACGATTGCGCCAGATCCTTCTGCACTTCGCGGATGCAGACGCCCATCATGCCTTCGCCGCCGTTCTCACCGGGGTTGGCAAGACAGTCTTCGATCATCATTCCGGCGAAGAAATGCGACTTGCCGGAACCACGCCCGCCCCACGCCGCCTTATCGCGGGCCGGGGCTAGCAGCGGTTGGAATACACGCGCCGTGGGTATGTTAAGTATCTTACCCAAGCTGCGGATCCACGATCTCGCGACGCACGGCCTCGAACTTGATAGCCCCACCATCCTCGCCGGTCAGTTGGAGCGGCAACAGCTTGGGATAGATCGTGCCCCAGAACACTCGCTCGTTGGCGGGTTCCTCTTTGCACCATGCTACCAATCGCGCAGTCCCGCCCAACTTTTCAGCCGCATCGGCAATCGCTGACTTGGCGAGCGTGGTCGTCTTGTTCGGGACGCCCTTCTTGCGGCCTTTGCCGGCATTGGTGAGGTTCGACACCCCGCCCTGCAATTGTCCTGTAGTTTGCTGGGTCATGCCATGTCCTTCTGAGGCGCGCGCAAGGTTGGCTGGGCGCATTCGACCAAGCGTACATTGGCGCGGATAGAGCCTGTGCGCTGTTGCTTGATCTTGTGCTTGCCGCATGTGCGACAGAAGCGATCCTGCACGATGTAGGAGCCAACGATATGGTTCCAGATGTCGTCTACAACTTGACCGTGCGAGACAATCGTCCAGTCGGACCATTCGTGGCGATGGAAAATGCTCATACCGCCCCCATTGGAATTTGAGAGAGAGCGTTCATGCTGCCCTCGAAACTGGACCGGTAATTGGCCCGATTGTTTCCAGATGCGCTCCGTTACCGACTGCATCAGGGAACCAGCGAATATCCCGGCGGCTGTTCGGGTCTTGATCCATCAGCCGGTTGAGCCGCTGGGCTGTCGTTTCCTTCTCGGGTCCGTCATGTTGGCGAACCGGGATGAAGCTCTTCGCGATACGAATGAGGTCGCATGCCTTAGGCAGATACGGGCTTTCCACGACGTGCTTGGCGATGGCGCGCGCCAGATAATCAGGCGGCACATCAGCAACATCGGAGGCCAGCAACGCGAGCGCCGCAGCGTGCGATTCCAGATCAGCCTGTGATGCTGGCCGGTAGCGCAGGCCAAGCTCCCCGATCAACTTCTGGATCGTCCCAGGCACCCTCTTCGGCTTCGGCGCGGGCGCCGGCTCGTGCAAGGTCAAGTGCCGGGTCTGGCCTGCTACCGCGAAGCCCCTGCTTAGAATTGGATTGTCGGTTTCCATTGCGCGTCTCCAGTGCGGCCATCAGCCATGCGGCCGGGTCGGATTTCGTTTCAGCTTCACGGACGAGGACGAGGGTTTCGGGGTCGCCGATGGCTTGACGAATTCGGCCGACTATCGAGCGCGCCTGGCGGTCGGTGCGGGTTTCATCGACAAGGAGGGCAACGCCTGCATCGAAAACAGCCTTGCAAAAGTCAGCTGCTGCCGGATGCGGCACGATTGTGCCCGTTACGTCAGTAACGGAACTTCTGTTCTGTTCTGTCTCTGCTTCTGGGGGCGTTCCATGAAACGTTTCATCATCGTTTCCATGTTCAGCCTTTCCGCCACGAGGTGGATCGGGTTTTTTGGCTGTTTTCTGCTTTTCCCGGTGCGCGCGAACACGATCAGTGGACACGTCGGAGCGGAATTGGCGGACCTCCCAGCCATGGGGGCGCTGTTCACCGGTGGCCTCGTCGGTATCTATAAAACCGGCTTCGGCGAGCTTTGAAACAGCACGAAACGTTTCATCTTCACTCATTCGAAGGCTGAAGCTCAAATCTGATTTCGATGGCAGCCGACCATCATTGCGGCTGGCGACGCACCAGATATTGAGCAACACCTTCAACAGCGCCGGATGCAGACGCTGTATCTTGGGATCGTCCAAGAATTCATCATAGAGGCGGAACCAGCGGCTCATACGCTCACCTTCTTCGCCTTGCGCTTCTTGCGGACCTTCGGCGGGAAGATCGTGATCACGGTGCCAGGATAGGATGCCTCGACCAGCTTGCGCTTGAGGTTGAAGACGGGCGTCTGCATGCCCTTAACGTCTTCCACGATAGGCAAGCCGCTATCGGCCATCCGATATTGGAAGTCGGCGCGGTAGGTGCAGATCAGCTTCCCGTTAATCTCGACCCTAAATTCCGGCTGCTGCTCAAGGTGGGTTATATTCCCCACCGTTTCGAGCGCGCACAGATCGGCACAACGCCGGCTCTCGGCCTTGCTATCGTGGATATGTCCACGGGGGCATTCGTCTTTGATGGCGCGGAATTTGTTGTAGTGCATCACGCCGCCTGCCATCCCATGCCGGAGCGCAGCCTGCTAAAGCGTCCGATCGCGGCGTTGCGCGATACGCCTAAAACCTTGGCGGCATCATCGAACGACAGCCCTTCGGCTATCAAATCCATAAGGTTGCTATCGCGGATTGGCGGCCACTGTTTCGAGCTAACCCGCGGTACGGTGCGGATATGTGGAGCCGCTACGCCTCGCACATGATGAAGCACCGTGGAATGATCGCGGCGCATCCAGCGGCCGATTTGTGGTAGGCTGTAGCCTCGACTGCGAAGCCGGCGCATCACATCGGCACGCGCCCCGCATACCGCCGGGGTTCCGCGATTGGTCGCCAGGATGTCCCGGGGCGACACGCCGTGCCAGAATGCCACCTCTGTGGCGTATTGCTGGACTAGGCGGTTCATGCGGCCTGCTGCCCCAGCTCACGGCGCATCTGTGCCATGTAGGCAGTGCCGGTGTTCTCAGATATTCCGATGCGCCGGCAGGTGGCCTTGACCTCGCCAATGTCGCTGAGGACGTCGGCAAAGAGGGCCATGCGCTCGCGCTTGTAAGCGTCCTTGGCTGCTCGACCACGTGCGGCTGTTGAGGCCGTTCCCTGAATGCGGTGCGTCACCGGCCAAGCTCCGCCGCACTCAAGATTTCGGG